CGCTGACAATAGGGGTGTAGGTGTTGTTGAGCTGAAAGACGACCTGCTCGAGCGAACGTATGAGCTGGTTGAACTGCTCTGCGCTGTACTCCCGTGGAGCCGCGTTGGGCAGCCGGACGTTGTTGATCTTGCTCATCTAAGGCCGTCTTTTTGTATGTCAACCCGCATCGTGCCAAAGCGCCAGTTGCTGTCCAACTCATCGCTTTCAATGCGAAGCTGGATCTGTCGCCCTCGCGCCCGCGTATCCACCTTTTCCGTACCAGGAGCGATAACGTACGGATCAAGCGAACTGGGGCTGGCGCTGGCTTGCGGGAACGCCCGCAGCAACAGCCTGACCGTCAGATTGCCAACCTGGTTCTTGAAGTCCGGGATGAATCGGCTCATGAGCAACATGTCGTCGCCGTCGCCGATGTCAAAGTAGCCTGAGACGATGTACGCTTCAATCGGGTCGTTTACGGCATTGACTCCGTCTTCTTGGTTGTACAGACGCGTGCGGCCGGCAGTTAAGCCGTAGATCGTGTTTCCGTATGTCGGGGTTTGCGTGGAATCCACGGAGTAAGTGCAAGCAATCGGCTTGGCAAACGTGTTCATGTCCACCCAAGACGTGCGAGGCATCGTGCCGATAGACCAGACGTTTTCCATGTAGTTGTAACTTACGAAGCGGTCAACGTAATCGCTCGTAAACGAGCAATACCACCACGTCACTTCGTTGAACTGCGTGTTGATGCCGACATGAACCTGAAAGCTCTGGATGAGGTTGAGGTCCTTGAACACGTAGTCTTGTACGGTGCAGGGAATCTTCTTGACCGTGCCATCAAATATGAAGAACGCATCACGGCCCATCCAATACGCCACACCGTTTACGTCCGCCGCCGCATGCGGCCCGATGCACCCACAGTTGGCCCCCAACTGCTGGAAGCCGAAGGTGTAGGGCGGACCGAGATACTGCTGGCCATGAAGCGATGTGTCCGTCCAGATCAAAATCTGACCCCGTGAACGGACAGCCGTGATGATGGTGTTGCCGTCAGTCAGGCGCTGGCCACCGGCCGTGTTCGTGGCCGTCGCCACAAAGGTGTTGATGTCCTCTTGGTTTGAAAACCGCACGAACATCGGATCCTGCGTGCTCGGCGTACCGATCGTGCTCTCGGTCCCAAAGCACACCAAGTGCCTATCCGGCGTGGACACCAGCGCGTACTTGCTTTTCGTAGGCGCACCAGAAATGGCCACGGCCCGCGTGCCAAGGCCGCCAGCAGGGAGCCACTCGTAGATGCCGCCATCGACCACCTGCGCGATCAGGTTCTCGCCGTAGGTGTCAAACTGCCACACGCGCGGGTTGAGCTGCAGGCCGGCGGATGGGGGCCGTGGCGTGCCCCAGGTGAAGAAGCCCCACGTGCCAGTGCCCCAGCCAAAGTCTACGTAACCTTTATCTGAGCCGACATTGATCTGGTATGCAGCATTTGCCGTTCCCGCTCCGGTGGCTGTGCTGCTGGCTTGCGCGGGCGAGGTGATCCGATAAGTGCTGGAGCTTAAGACTTCAACAATCTGAAACTCGTTGGTCAAACTTGCGTTGGTAATCCCGCCAGGGTTCCCGGTGACGCTGGAAAAGGTCACAAAGTCGCCGGTGATGGCCCCGTGGCCTGAGTCGTTGACCACGACGTTGGTACTGCCATTGGTGGTGTCAAACGTCACCCCCGTGCTCGTGTGTCGAATGGGGGTAATATCGGCCCACGTGCCACCATAGAAAACGTAGATCTTGCGGTTGGTTCCAAGCGCCGCGCGTGGCGACCCATCCAGCGCGGTCCATGTGAAGACCTCGCTGGTCGAGCCAATGAAGTAAGCCTCGGTGTTGTTGAAGTTGGTCCAGCCGCCCATCTTCTCCGGCAAGCCGTACCGAAAGCGCACGTAGTCACAATCAACCCAGCCGCCCTCTGCACCGTACTCGGTGTTCTGCTTGTCGATCCCAGGCTTCAGAAACAGTCGTAAGAGCGGCATGTCATGTCCTAAGTGATGGGGCCACCGTCGCAGTCGGACACGCCTTCAGGCCCTTGGCATAGGCCTGCTTGATCCCGCTCGCAATGGCGTCCTTCTTGACGGTGGCCATGCGGCCTCCTACATGGTCGCCCCGGACGCGGCCGGGACGGTAGTGATCTGGATCGCGACCGAACGCTTCAAGTTCAACGGCTCAAGGCAATCGGAACACGAATCCGCAGCAAGCTCTGCTTCATCGAGATCATAGCCGCAATGAGCGCAAACCGCCTCAACCTCATGCGCGGGCTCGATGCTGCCATCGGGCAGCGTCCTGGAGGGGAGCGAAAGCTTCATGGTGTCTCCTTTAAGTACAACGCCCGCTCATCGTTTCTGCGGGTTACAAGCCCAGCCAAAACCTTGCCAGCGGACAAGTTCCACTTCTTGAACTCTTCAGCCGCCCCCTCGTAATCCTCTCTATTGTGCTTCATGCGAAGGGTCGAGTTCTGAAGGTTGCCTAGCCCAACATTGAAAGCGAACGAAGCGAGTGCCAGATGGCGATTGCTAAGAGGAACCACAGTACATAGTCGGAGTACCCCCGGAAGAAACCGCTGAAGATCCTCTTGAAGTAGCGCATCGACTTCTGCCTCTGTCAGTGTTCTGTCCCAGCCCTCGGGGATTGGAAGCTCTAGGCGGCGTTCATAGGGCACCTTGAGATGCGAGGGGTCGATCAACCTTCCCACACCCGCCGACCAAAGCCGCGCCGGGCATCGGTATGGCCTATACCTAACACCCTCGTGGTGCTTCAGCATTTTGATCAGCGCGTTCATTTCTTGCTGAACGCTTGGCTTCCGAACCAAAAACTTATGATTGACGCCCAGATGATCTGAGTGTCAGCGTCCCACAGGTTAGCGATCACCTCTGCAAACGGGGTTCCGAGGTGCCACGCATACGCCGCCCCGAAGATGTTGATGAAGCACAACAGGGCAAACATTCCGTAAGTGATGACCGGCCTTACCAGAGCGCGAGCGTTGATAACCCACCGGCTTGCGCCCTCCCCGATGGCAATATCGTGCGCGTACAGGGCTTGCTTCTCGGCCAAGGCGGTTTGAGCCATCGTCACCTCTGCACCGACCTGAAGCTGATCTGTACGAATTTCCTCGACTCGCGCCTGTGCTTCAAAACCTGCCTTTCTGAGTTCCAGTTCCCGCTCAATCTGCATTTGAGCAAGGGCAAGTTCGTGCTTCTTGTCGGACTTGTCTTGAAAAAAGTCCAGCAGCTTCGGCAGGCCCCCGGCGAGGAAGGACAGAAGCGTAGTCAGTAGCGTGATCATTTTGCCTCCAGATTAAAACTAAGGTTCTTGTGTTTTGGGTAGGAGACTGTTCTATCCCCTTCCGGGCACTTGTACTTGATGGTTGCAAGCAAGGTGGCTTTTCCGGGCTGCATCTCAGACTTGACGCTCAATGTATAGGTAAAGGTGTCAATCTCTGGACTGGCTGGGCCGGAGAACTTGGGGTTCGATGGAACCGCCTCATGCACCATACCCTTGCCGTCTCGGATACTTGGGATGAACGATTCCACCGAGCAATCATCTCGCTTCTTGATCCTCGCCACCGTCACTGTAATTGGCTCACCCAGCTTGGCAGGTTCAATCTTAAAGTGCTCCGGTGCCCACTCAATGATCGCTTTATCCAACCATCCGATCTTGTCTGCGAGCGTATAACCACCACCCAGCGCAGCAACGCTTGCGGCAATAGCTCCTATGGTCTTTGTAATATCAATCATTTGGCTATTTCTGCGAGGGCTAACACCAGAACGGCCAGTAACACGACGATGACGCCAAAGATGTACTTCACCTCGGCCACCTGTCTACTATGAACATGATAATGTGAAACATAATCAAACCACCGGTTGCCACAACCACCGCTATCAAACCTGCATCACTTGCGTTCCTGATCAACTTCTTTCGGCGTCGGAGTTGTTCGTAAATCATTTTCTCACGCTGCTCTTTTACTCTCCGGCGCATCTGGATAAACTCGATGTAGCCTTCTCTTCCTAGGTGCTGCAATGGCCCGTAATGGAACCAGTGGTAGAGAGTCTTCTCCATCTCTTGGATCTTAACCTGAGCGGCGTAAGCATCAAACGCCTCTACGGTGGCTGATTTGGAAAAGGTAATCTTCTTGAAGATTGAAGGTCTGGCCTGCTCCCCGCTCACCCATTCCTGAATGTCAGCAACCGCCCCGGCCCATTTACCGAGTTGTCCAAAGACATCCTCGGCTTCTCGGCCGATCTCAACCGCTTTCTTAATCCCATTGAATACAGCAGTAGCGGTTGCAAGGGCGGTTACCGGATCAATCATTCCACGGCAGGGGAGGGCTGACCACTACGGGGTGCTTTTGAAGCTCAATCTGCTGCTGCACTGCGGCTTCCGTCGCGGCCTTGTCAACCCCATTCGCCCAGATCCAACCGAGGACTTCGTTCTGCGTGAGTTGGTCGTAGGGGACAAAGCTCGCCGGGTTCGGGCCGGGAACCGAGCAGGTAGAGTAGACAGAGGCAGAGTAGGTCTTGTCACCATCTACTTCGGTGGCAGAACACCGCCAGTGGACGGTTATCACTACATCGCTCAGGTTGTCTTCTGAGACTTTGCAGTCCATCGCCGATACGGTCCAGTTCATGATTAAGCTCCTTTGAGTGCGGCCACTTCGGCCTCTAGGGTTTCAATACGGGCCATTGCTTCTTGCAGGGCGACAGCGGCTTTCATCAAAAGCACAGAAGTTTTGACTGACTTCGTGGTCGTGCCAAGGTCGTTTCCTTCTGCATCGCGGTCTTGATGTTCATCCACCAGCCCCGGAGAGGTCAGCTCGACTTCCTGCGCCACCACACCCAACTGGACAAGACCAGACGGATCGTCTTTCATCTTGAACTTGCGGAAGCGCAACGCCTTGATGTCTGACCATTGTGAACCTGCGTCCACAATGTCGGTTTTCATCTTCTGATCGGAGATGGTGCCGTAAGTGCCGTTGGTGTTGGTTACGTTACCGGAGTCGGCTACACGGAACTTAAACGCGACAGCGCCGCTGTTATAGTAGTTAATCGCATAAAACGAATTGTTCGTTGTATTTCTAGCCGCTTCTACAAACAGCCCGTTACCAACATACGAAGCATTTTGAAGCGTAACAACAACCGCAGGCTCTGATGATGACGTTTGATAAAGCTCGTGAAACGATCCTGTGCTGTTATTGTAAGTCCCCGTATCACTCGCCTTAAAGTACCCACCGCTGGTGATACGGGCGCGTTCGGTGGGTGACGATCCCGGCCCAACTCCGCTTGGCTTTGTATAAAACAGCAGATTAGTCGCTGCCGTAGAGCCAGATTGATTTTCCGCTGCAACCGCTTCAATCATTGCTTCCGCAGCGACATTCGAATTAACCCCATCCATTATGCCTTTAAAAGCATACGAACCAAGTGATTGCCCGGAGGTAGGAGAGCCGGTCGCATTTCGCGCTACCAACACGCCCTTGCCTTGCCCGCCAGACAAAATTGCAAGACCTGTTGGACTTACCGTAGTGGCTCCCACCCCCAAATTCCCACTAGCATCCAGCGTCATTGCTTGGGTGAAGGAGATCGCGGTGCCTGCTGTGCCGGAGGGGGCGGTGTACCAGATATGACTGCCGCTACTCTGATCGTATCGAGTCGCTGCTGCTGTTACTCTGTACGTCCATCCACCCGCGTACGATGTCGTATTAGCATTAGTTGCAAAATAAGTTTGATCCGTTCCCGCATAAGCAGAGATGGTCAACGAGTTGGTTTGGAATCCTTGTCCGTTTACCCCTGAAGCGCCGACAATAGTTGTCGGCGTCACCCCCAGACCGAGGTTGCCGGAGGTGTCAATCGTCAGCCGCTGTTGTGCAGCAGTATTGTCGTAGATGTTGAAATAGCCGGTTTGACCGCCGCCAGCCCAAGCAGATCCTGTAGACAGTAATACCCAATCACGCGCACTCGCGCTGGTGTTTTTAATGTGGAACTCAGCAGCATTGGCGTTGCTGGTATTAACCCCGCCAACCCCATTTACTTCTAACTTGTACGCAGGCGAAGTCGTCCCAATGCCCAAGTCACCATCAGCATCCAGCGTCATTGCTTGGGTGAAGGTGATCGCGTTGCCTGCGGTGCCGGAGGGGGCGTTAAAAAAGCGGTACTCTCCAGATGCCTGCATCAACTGCGTTGCCGCTGCGGTTGCGATGTATCTTGCATCTGTGCCGTCAACGTAGTAGTTGTTGCCGAACGATGCTCTTCCGTCGCTGGTATTGCTGTGCATTACTGCGCGAAAAACTTGTAATGCAGGCCATCCACTCCCCCAAGCACTAGGCGTCACCCCCAGACCGAGGTTACCGGAGGAGTCGAGGCGCATACGTTCGGAACCATTGGTTTCAAACGTCAAGACTGTAGAAGCGCCTTTAGCTGATACGTTAAAAACCCCGCTGAACGCTTGCAACCGCGCTGTTTCTGTGCCGTTTACAAGAATGTTGTAAATACCGCCGTTTGTTGCGTTGTTGACGGATACAGTTGTGTAGCCAGAAAAAGAAGAAGGCGAACTCGTCCCAATCCCGAGGTTGCCGGAGGCGTCGAGGCGCATTTTTTCTGATGTAACGCCGTTTGTATAAAACGCCAACCCTGCGTTATCAGTTGGGACACCTACTGCGGCCGAACCAATGTTATAGACATCAAACGAAAGTTTGCATCCGTTATTAGAAGACGTTGTTTGATTTGTAAGTGCTGCCACTAATCCATTCGTAGGATTGGTGTTTCGTTCTACATAGAAACTGCCCCGTACATCTAACTTTTGCGTTGGAGTGCTTGTCCCAAGCCCAACATCCCCACTAGAAGTAGTCACCAGCGTATCTACAGGCGTAGAGCCGTTAAAACTGATAGCCTGTGTAGATCCTGCTGTACCAGCACCTACTATGTTTAGTGTGCCGGTAAACAGCGACGCACCTGCTCTCAGAGCATAAGCATTAGTGATTGTTGCGTTCGTTCCCGCTGCGGGAGTGGCTATATCGACGTTGATTGCCGTGGTCAAGGTGGAAGCACCCACAAACGCATACGTCGGAGCAGCAAAGACTCGCTCCCTTTGCAGGGTTAAAGCTCCTGTAGCCCATTGGCGCGTGGCAGCGGTAAAGTTCGCTCCAATAGATTCTGTACTTGCCGTTCGTGTCGTATCAGCAGGAGTGGTCAGAGTGAAGTACGAAGTCGCGCCAGATGTCCGAGCGATGGGGGTCAAAGTGCTAACAGCATTGATCGTCAACCCAGTGGTTGAGCCACTTACCGCAGATCCAAGGTTGATCGTTGTTGTCGAGCCGCTTACCCCTGCGGTGCCAAAATTGATGGTCTTGGTAGTGGCGCTTTCCGTAGCACCTGAACCGACGTTCAGCGTGTGAGCCTTAGTAGACGCATCAATAGTAATCGTGCCCGTCGCGGCAGTTCCGCCTGCCGTAAATGTCCCAGTCGTCTGCGAAGCACCAAGAGAGATGTTCTGGGTCGTGGCCGATGCTGTTATTGCCCCATTAATCGTGGTCGTGGTTCCGTTCGCAGAACCAATCGTCATCGTTGTGGTAGAACCTGATACTCCACTTGTACCGATGTTGATTGTCTTGGTAAGAGCGTTCTCAGTGGCCCCTGAACCGACGTTCAGCGTGTGAGTCTTGGTTGAAGCGTCAAGGGTAATTGCCCCCGTTGCAGCGGTCCCACCCAGCACAAAAGTACCCGTGGTTTGAGAAGCGCCGAGAGAGATGTTCTGGGTCGTGGCTGAAAGCGTGAAAGCTTTTGAAAAATCAGTCGCGCCGGTCGAATCAGTCAAAACCGCGACCGCCGTACCGTCCTTAGCTTTAATATTGGTGACTTCAAGATTAGTTGTGTCAATCGTCGTGGAGTTGAACGTCGCCGCCGTGACCGTTCCATTCAGGGTGATCGTGGTTCCGTTCGCAGAACCAATCGTCATCGTCGTCGTGGATCCACTAACGCCGCCCGTGCCTATGTTGATGGTCTTGGTAAGAGCGTTCTCAGTGGCCCCTGAGCCGACGTTTAATGTATGCGTTTTGGTCGAAGCATCCAGCGTAATCGCGCCGGTTGCAGCGGTGCCTCCCAACACAAACGTACCCGTGGTTTGAGAAGCGCCGAGAGAAATGTTCTGGGTCGTGGCGGAGAAGGTTACGGCGCCAGAAGCCGTCAGCGTTGTAAACGCCCCAGTGGACGCGGACGACGCACCGACCGTCGTCCCATCGATCGCCCCGCCGTTGATGTCCACGAAGTCAAACATCTGGATGACGTTCGTGCCGTCCACATACAAGTGCGCCTTGCGACCATTCGGGACCGTGATGCCCGTGCCGCCAGAGGTCTTGACCGTGATGCTCTGCGAACCCGTCGTGTTGTTCTGGACGATGTACTGCTTCTGGATGGTAGGCACCACCAGCTCGCGCGTGGCAGTCAAGCTTACCGCCGATGTCACGTTCAAGACCAGCGCCCGCGCCGCCTGGGCGGCGTTCGTGTCGGTGTACGTCAAAGTAAGGTTGGCATCCGAAGCGAAACTAGGATTGCCATAGCCTACGATGGCCTGCTCAAGCGCCGTTCCAAGGTTGGTGTTGGTGATTGAGCCCCACGTCCCGGAGTTTTCTCCGGTTGCTTGGAGCTCAATCTTCAGATTCGTGGAGTAGGTGCTTGCCATGCTCGTTTCCTTTACGTTGTGATCTGCGTCCAGACCACCGTATTGCCATCAACGACAGCTACCCAGCCCGAAGACTGTGCACTGCCAACATTTTGCCACCCCGGCGCCTGACTGTCACTCACTGTTGACCACTCGGTCGTTTGTGAATCGCTGACCTCTTGCCAATTTGGAGTCTGCGAATCATCGATTGAGCTCCAAACCAAAACCGGCGTTAAAAGCGCTGTTGCCGATACGCCCGTCACCAATACGTCAGCATTCGCGGCAACGTCTACACTGCCAACAAATCCCGTGGCCTGTAGCCCCGAAACCGTGACATTGCCCTCGCCAGAAATCGTGACCGCGCCTACCGCTCCAGTAGCCGCTAGACCTGTTACCGATACATCTGCATCGGCTGTCGTCTCGACCGACCCTACAAAGCCCGTCGCAGATACCCCAGCGACCAGCACATCTGCATTAGCCGCAACGGCCACGTTGCCCAGTTGCATCGTGCCAGAAACGCCCACCAATGTCACTGCGGCGTTTCCAGTAATGGAAACCGTCCCTACCTGCCCAATAGCCGAGAGGCCCGTGACATTTACGTCTGCTCCCGCTTGCGCCTGAACGGTTCCAACTTGCCCGGTACTCGTCACCCCCGTGACAGGAACATTGGCAGCGCCTGTAACGGTCACCGACCCGACTTGACCTGTAGCCGAGAGACCCGTAACTGAGACATTGGCAGCGCCTGTAACGGTCACCGACCCGACTTGACCTGTGCCGGATACTCCCGTAACCGAGACATTGGCAGTGCCTGTAACGGTCACCGACCCGACTTGACCTGTAGCCGAGAGACCCGTGACAGGAACATTGGCAGCGCCTGTAACGGTCACCGACCCGACTTGACCTGTGCCGGATACTCCCGTAACCGAGACATTGGCAGTGCCTGTAACGGTCACCGACCCGACTTGACCTGTGGCCGAAAGGCCCGTGACAGGAACATTGGCAGTGCCTGTAACGGTCACCGACCCGACTTGGCCTGTGGCAAATACTCCCGTGACAGGAACATTGGCAGCGCCTGTAACGGTCACCGATCCGACTTGGCCTGTGGCAACAAGACTGATAGACCCTGTGCCCCAGCCAAACTGGCCCCAAGCGCCTGCGCCCCATCCCGTTAGAGGAACAACAACGTCGGCTCTTGCGGACGCTGTTCCGACCTGCCCAGTGGCTGATACCCCCGTAACAAGTACCCCGGCATTCGCCGCTACGGTCACCGACCCGACCTGCCCTGTGCCGGATACTCCCGTAACCGAAACATTGGCAGCGCCCGTGACGGTTACCGACCCAACGGTCCCAGTCGCAGATAGGCCCGTCTCAGTAACTACGGCACTGCCCGTAACACTGACTGGTCTAACCAATCCAGTGGCGGAAACGCCCGTAACACTGACGTTCGCGTTAGCGGTGGTCGTGACCGACCCGACCTGCCCTGTGCCGGATACTCCCGTAACCGAAACATTGGCAGCGCCCGTGACGGTTACCGACCCAACGGCCCCAGTCGCGGATAGGCCCGTCTCAGTAACTACGGCACTGCCCGTAACACTGACTGGTCTAACCAATCCAGTGGCGGAAACGCCCGTAACACTGACGTTCGCGTTAGCGGTGGTCGTGACCGACCCGACCTGCCCTGTTGCGGTCAGGCTAACCGAGCCTTGGCCCCAAGCTGCTTGGCCCCAGCTTAGGGCACCCCAGCCTCCAAGCGGTACGGTGACATCCGCCACATGCCCGTCCTATCAGGCGATGCGGATGATCGCATTGGTCGCGTCAGCAGCCGGGAAAATAATGGTAAAGGTGCCACTGGTCGATGTCTTAGCTCCACCAAAGTCCAGAATACAGACCGACGGATCGCCCGTTGCCGAGTCGTTGTAGATCATCGCGCCAAAGGCCGTGATTGTTGCGCTCGTAAACGACAGGTCCGCAAAATCGGTAAACGCAGTCGTCCCCGAACTTGTGGGCGTCACGTTAGTCAGCGCCCCGCCCCCGGCTGCGTATGTGCCCGAAGCCGCAACCTCATTGGTTGCCGTGTAAGCGGTGGTTGCAGCGGTAAAAGAAGCGCTGTTATCGTAAAGCGCCAGCTTGAACGTATTGCCGGTGCTCGTCGTGAAGTTGTGCACGGCCCTCATCAGCTCGACCTTAAAGCTGGTGCACATGAAGTTGCCAGTGAATGCCATGGTTACTCTCCTAACAGATGGACTAGATTAGAATGCCCAGCCTCCGCTAGGCGCTGCGCAATCGTGGCTCGGTCTTGCTCAACAGCTTCCTTCAAATAGAAGGAAACCACGTGTTTCACGGCTTCCTTGAAAGCCCTCGCCTGCTCACGCACCGCCGGATGCGACTGATCCCCGACATAAATAATTTTATCGGCCGCACGCTGCGCCAGTTCGTCCACAGACCACCCGCGCGCCTGCGTGGTGGCGACCTGCACTCCACCCACTAATATTGGAGAAGAAACACTGATCATGGCCCAGGAGACTCCGACTTGACGGGAATACGAATCATGCCATCACGATACTCGTCGCGGCGACGACGGCCTTGCTGCTCGATGCCCAGGCCCTGCAACGCCTCTTTGTACGCGCCCTTGAAGTAGTTCAACATCTCACCAGGGCCCTTGGTGTAGCTGTATGCCTGAATCAAGCAGGCATACAAAAGCGCTTCCGGCGCATTCGTGCTTACCCAGGTCGTTGGATTTTCAGAAGACAATTGCGCTGGCCGATATATGTAACCAAGTTCTACGGTGTATCCAAAATCAGGCGTGGGCGCGACATAAAAGGTGTTCTGATCCCACACCGAGTAGTACTTCGGGACGCCCGTGGCCGCTCCATCAGGCCAATACTCCTTCATGAACGACGTGTCGCGGAAATCCAAGAACACTTGGTCCCCGCTGACCGTGATCATCAAGTACCGATGCGTCAAGATGTCGGTGGGCGCGGTCAGGAATTTGTTGTCTTGCGTCAAATTCCCCGCGACTTCTTGCTTGAACACGTCCAAATCGATCTCGCGAAGAATCTGGTTCTCCGCCATCGTGATGAACGTGTTGATCACCGAGTTCGTGAAGACGTTGCTCCCCACTTCGGTGTAGTTGCGAATGTTGGTGACCAGCTCATCGTAGGTCATGACGTGCTCACTGTGACAGACCCAACGGAACCCAAGGCAATGAGCGCTTGGCCTTGCACATAAGGCCGCATGTCGTTGGTGCCGCGCGCACTGCCAAAGCTCTGAAACGCTGTAAAGCCTGGCGCACCCACGAACACGGACACCGGCTCGATACGATCGGGCCGAGGATCACGCAACGCGATCGCATCCCCGCGATAACGAAGCGGCTCGAGCTGCGGCTCCTTAGGCTCGTAGTCGTCTGGGCAGACCATGTAGCCTTCCCAGTTCTTGCGCAAGGTGTTGTACGGATACCGCTGTCCGCAGAAGTCACAGAGCGCAAGGGAATACTTGCCGGTTGCATAGGCCACTTCACACCCCTAAGTCCGGCACGAACTGCACGCTGGCAGTGTCCCGGTCTTCCAAGGCCGCCCGCTGGAAATCCTCGTCGTAAATGGCCTTCATCGCAGCCGAACGCTCCGGCGCGAACTTCAGCGACAGGTAATACGCGAGGCCCGAGGCCAAACAAGGCAAGAACCTGAAGTTCACGTCCGCCGTGTTCGTGTAATCCCCCGCATCCTGGATGCGACGGATGCGGTAGTACACGAAGGTGTAGTTCTGATCCGCTGCGGGATAGAAAAACACCTTGGGCACGTTTGCACGCTGCACGTAGAACTGCGCAGGGCGCGCCTGCGTGGTCTTGTCAGGCACATTGAGCCAGTCCTCCCGACTGATGCGCTCAATGTAGACGTCGGTGTTAATGCCTTGGTTGTTCTGCCGAATGATGGCTTCGAGCACGTTGACCGTGTCCGTGGGCAGGTTGATCTCGTTGACCCCCTGGGTCAACGCGTAGGTCGCTTGCTCAATCGTCCACAGGTTCAGCCCACGATTGGCCCAATCGAGGAACAGAAGGTTGAGCGAACGGCGAGCCGAGTTGAGCTGATAGCCGCTCGTTGCTCGAATGCCGCAGCGTTCAAACGCTTCCTCGACCAGGTCATCGATCGCTAGGTCGAAGGTGGTAGTGCCGGAGGTGGTCATTTGTTGTAGAGGTTATCGAATGTTGCTTGCGCATCCATGTACGAGTCGTCCTGCTCCGCACAATGTGTCCACTGACTGGGCCTGAAGTCAGGTGCCCCTTCCCCTGTTTGCCAAAACGCAGGGCTTGTGACCCGGACGCGGTTGTTTGGCAGCGCCACAATATTACCTGTCCACTTGCCCGCATCGGTCAAAATCAGCACATGACTTTGCTTGTGCTGAGCAGGGCAATCGGCCACCTCGCTCTCGGCGTAGTCCACGGTGAACAGGTATCTACCCGTGTAAAACTCGCCGTCAATTTTGCACATCCAAGGGCTTGGGCTGGTCCGAGCAAACTTGATCACCGTATGGTGATGCGACGGGCAATCCCAAGGCTGCGCCATGTGCGTGGGCATGCGCTCCGGCCACTCCTCCAGTGGGATGTCTCCCACCAACGCGGTGATCGGCATGCGCGCCCACATCGCTCCCCCATGCACGTTTTCAGAGCCATCTACTTGGCTTTCACACCCGGTAAATACAAGCTGAAAACTCAAGCAACGATCCGGCATGACGTTGACCGCAATAACATTTGCGTGCAAGTACTCGCCATGATACTTCTGGTGCATGTGGGTAAACTCGCGTCTAACCCAGCACTTAAAGTACGGGATGTTGCTGATGAGGTATGACATTACTTAGCGCGTTTGGCCATCTTCTTAGCAGCACCGCCAGCAGCGTAGCCCTTGGTCATCATGCCACCAGCAGCGTAGCCCTTGGTCATCATGCCACCCCCCATTTTGCCAATGGGCTTGCCCATGGCCATGCGCTTGTGCTCATTGACGTTGCCTTTGTTGGCCATGCCGCCCTTGGCCATCATTATGGGACCCGTTTTCTTACTGGGCTCAGAGATCATCTTGTTTGCGGGGCCGCTTTCAACAGCACCACCACCGCGCGTAGCGGCACCCATTCCACGTCCAGCCATGATTATTTCCCCTTCTTCATTGCGCGACCGCGTGCATCAGCGGTCTTGGTCTTCATGGCACGGCCCATCTTGTCCGCCATGCCGCCCTTTTTCATCTTGCCCACGCCATCGGCCGCGAAAGAAGGCACCATCTTGCCGCCTTTCTTGACCATCTTCATCTTGCCCATCATCGCATTACCCTGCCTTTCGGATTTCGTCCAGTTTTGCTTCCAGGCGGTTGAACCGCTGGTCCACATGGCTCAAAAACTTGTCAAACCGATCATCCACTTCTCGCCGTGTGACGTGATCCCGC